ATACATGGCCTGATCCTTATTCTGAACTCTATTTGGATCTCTTTTAAAGTTTGTCTGTTCCAGTGCAACTACTGGCAATGTGAGGTTTTTAGCTTGATTTACAATATCATAAAGGACTCTTTGTTTTGGTCCCATGACATATCGAACTGCTATTTTTTCTTTAGCGACTCGTTGTTTATCATATCTATAAACAACACAATCATCAAATGCTGCCACGAATTGTGTCAGCATATTGATGTTATCGTGCTCGTAGGAATACTTTTTCAATATAACTATTTAGCCAAAGAATCCAATTGTTCTTTCTTTATTGAAAGAATCATCTAATGAATTATCGGCTTGATTGAAAATCTCAGCCAGTGTCAGGTCTTCAGAAATATTCAATCCTAGTTTCATATAATCTGAAAGTTTTTGACCATCGGATTGATTTAATTTGTCGAATTTATACTCGAAATATAATCTACCTTTACGTTGTAATGCTTTATCGATTTTGCCGATATCACAGTTGAATGTGCAAATGATCTTAAGATCTAAACTATCCTTCAAGAATCCATCAGTCAATCCTAATAAATTATTAGTCGCAGTATTTCTATCAGTCGATAGAACTTCTTCAGCATCTTCAATTAGCAAAATACTACCACGATTACTCAACATATATGAGATAAAATCTGGTGAAGCAATTACACTAAGCATTGATGGCGGAATATAAATAACTTTCTTTTTAGATCCAGAAATAATATTCTTAATATAATTGGATTTTCCTGTTCCCGGATCACCATGCAATAGCATTAGATTTTCGGTTTTATCAGTGATAAATTTTTGTAAAGTATCGTGTGGGAACTTTTCACCATAGAATAAATCATAACGATTATCCTTAATAGGAATACTCTTGAACTTAGTTTTTTGACTGTATAGACCCTGAGAAGATTGAGCGATCATATAAAAATTATTTGATGCTAATTTCTCCTTTTCAAAATAATCATCCATCAAAATATTGTAAATCTTTTCAATATCTTTTTGCCAATCTTTATAAGGAAAAAATCTCATCGATAGATGTTCAGTCGCAGCAAATGATGTGTCATCTTCTTCATCTGGCTCTACCTCTGTTTCTGATATGTTTTCTGTAATTGCACCAGAAATCAATATATATTTTTGGTAATTTACAAATTTAAATCTTTTGGTCGTATTATCTTGACCAATGAATCCCATCGATTCCATCAATTTTATGAATCTAGGATAATCCTTATCATATAATCGAAGAGTGTTCAAATAAATAGTGAAGCTTGGAATCGATCCAAACATACTCTCGTATAATGAGGGATATTCAACTGGTTGAATATAGTTTGTTTGGACTGTTTTATCTTCAGTAATCCACGATATTGTTTTAGTTATTTCTTTAAATTTCATAAGAATCTTTCTAGGAAGAATTTTGGTAGTTTTGATTTGTTTCTTGTTATAGCGTCATAAATGGAACCATCTAAAATGTATGTATTACATTCATCAGTACTGGAACGAATCCCTCGCCCACACGCCTGAACTAATGTGCATAGCATTTTATTTGAATACCACTGTTTGTCAATTTTCATCATTTTCTCAACACGGATTTCCTTAGTTGGAAGCCAAGGTGCTTTTAGTAGGATTTGAAATTTGCCTAAATCTCCTTTCAAATCGATACCATACGTCATACTTGGACTCACTAATACGGTAGGATACTTACTTTTTTCATGAATATCTAAAAGATCTTCATTTCTCACTCCCGGTTCCCTACATAATAATCTATCCGACTTTACATTATTTCGAATATAATCAGTTATGTATTGAGTGTGGGTGTGAATAATTCCCTTCTCGTCTTTGTGAACTTCCAATAATTGTTCTACTTGTTTTGCTAACTTAGGTAGCATTTCTTTCATATTACTGAAATTGATTTTCTGATTTACTAAAATCTGAATTGGTGCTTTAGATGAATCGAACGAAGATTCAACTTCAATATATTCATAATCAGTGATCCCCAGATTTTTACAGAAATTTGCAGGGTCGATGATTGTAGCTGACATGATTACTACCTTATCGGCATAATCAAATAATGCACCTGACAATTTATTGACCTTGGATGGAATGAATCGAATCTTTTTGTCGATCTTTTCGATCAAATATTCTGAATCATTATATGAATTGATCAAGATTTTTAAGCTAGATTGAAGATTCATTAGCTTGGTATATTCACCACGCTTTTTATTCAATTCGATTAAATCACTAGTCTTATCCTTCATATAATCTTTATATGATTCGATATTATCTTCGACATTCTGTGACAATTCAGTAAGCCATGCCATAACTTTAGTAGGAGTTTCCTGAACTGGAAATGAAGATGTCTTGGTGTTGGTTTTCATCAACATCGCAATATCGACATCACATGTGAATTGCGCAACAAGTTGATCTTCCAACTCAGAACCCTCATCGCAAACTAAGATCTGCCTCTTCTTCAAATGATCTGGAAGTGAGAAGAACATGCTGTAATTTAAAGCTGAAAATTTACTTTTCAACATATTATTTCTTTGATTGTAATAGGGACATTTACAAGCCTTCCAGCACTCATTTTTAAGACCCTTCACATATAAACATGGAGCAATATCGACTGTCATCTCCTCATCGACTTTGCATTGATAATTACCTTGACCCTTTAATATGCCAGTATGGTCGAAAGTGTTCTTATATTGATCCTGAAGGGCTTTGGTGATGGTCAATGCGTAACACCCAAAGGACTCTTCTCCAACGAGGTCTGGACCATCTTCTCCGAAGATCTTGTAATCGTCCACCGCATCTAAAAACTCTTGTGGTGGATCATCTGAGTGATTCCCTAATGTTGCAGCAATGTGAGTTTTTCCACTGCCCGTGCAAGCATTCACGACTACGAATTTCTTACCAGTCGAGAATGCTTTATCGATCTTGGTTAAAATCCTTTGCTGTGATTCATTTGGGCTATAGCCATCGGGAAAATTCAATAGTAGGTTGGTCATCTGTTTGGATTCTAGCACAGATGCTGCGGGATGTCAACTCGCAAAATGAAAAAACCACCGATCCCCCATCAAATCGTGGATATATGCAGATAATTATTGTGTAATTTTGATGCGTCTTTTTTGTTCATCACCAACATTTTCCAGTATAAATCTTCAGTTCTTGGACAAAATGCCGACAGGCAATAATCGAAAATATACCCATCACCATTTTCGATTATTTTGAATGGGTATGGTAAATCATATTCCAGAGTTTTATCTGGTTGCTCTAGTTTAAATCGAATAAAAAATTGTTTAGTATTGAAAACTTTAATCTTTCCTTTTTTGATAATTTTTCCATCTATCTTGAATTCTACATTTTTTAAAATGATATTCTTCAATTTTTTTTCTAATTTCTGCATACTATAATTACCCCTAAATATGATTTAATCAAGCTATTGAATCCATGAATTGTAACTTTTGTTGAGGACTCAATTTTAATAGAGTATTATCATAATATTTCCAAAATGTTATATCAGTTGGAATAGTCTGCCTGAGGTAACAAGTATCCATCGATACATTTCGATAATCCTGCATGAGTAAATCCCAGACAACGACAATATCATGTTTAACTTCATCTAATCTTCTAGATGTTTTTGGTCTTCTAAATCTTAATGATTTGATACCATTCGGGGAGGTCAATAGATTTTGATCTATTGTGCATAACATTCTGCGAATCTCTGGACGATCTGGTGCTCGTTCTGGTCTTCTTCGCACGAAGACTATTTCACATACATTGTATGTTAATAGATTTTTTAATTCTGCTCTATATATTTGCCTATCAGATTGTTTGATGTTACTCTGATAGGCTTCAATATCCTGCCATTCTTTGACGAATCTTCCCCAAGCATCTCTAAGTTTACCTTTAGAATCAGCCCAAATTTTCTCATATCGTTCTTTACTTGGAGATTTCGCCACTCATATTATTTAACTTCACATGCACCAAACATGCGTTGTTCATTTAGGAAAAGTCCCTTCTTGACTTTACCATGATCCTTGACTTCGATATTCGAAACTTGGATACCCATATTGGCGGGGAATAATACAATTTCACCAATTGATGTGAAACGAACATTTGGACCCTTTAGGATCACTTTACCCTTGCGCCACATATTATGAATTTGTGCGGTAGGAATGGCAATACCACCACGTAAAACATATTCAACACCATCTTCACCGCTTTCTAAGTCACAAAATTCAATTAGAATTACATCGTCCATCAGACGAGATAAAATATAATCATCCATTCCAAAATCAGTTGGGAGAGAATGATCAGATAAATCCAGTAAAGATTTTTGAACTGGGAGAATATCGATGGATAATTTAGGCTGTTCGATTGTAGTCATATATGACATTACTTAATCCACTTTTCCCATAGTGCAAGTAAGATTATTATAATAATCTATTTCTCTTTTAGACAAGAAATCAGGAATTTGGTGTTCGATTTCAATTTTTTCCTTTTCTATCTTAGATTTTTTAATATATTCAGATTTTCGTCTTTTGAGTTTTGGAATGATATTATCATAGAAATTAAATTGATCTTCAACATTTTGGAAAATGTTCGAATATACATTTAATGTGTTGTTGA